CTTGCGAGTTTTGCAACTCTTCGTTTTTTGGTTTTTTAGCCATATTGGCGGGCGGATAGGTCGCTAAACCACACCGCCCTATCGATTACGCTGTGAGCAAATCGACGATTGCACCGAAGGCGGCGGGCTGTTCAACCGCGATACCTACGTGCTGATTAACTACGACACGGGTTTTGTTCCCAATCGCTTGGCTGAATGGGTCAACAACCAATTCAACACCACCGAACTGACCAACCACCAAGTTGTTCCAGTCACCGTAGATCATCGCTGAACATACGCCGCTGCTTGAACCTTTGGTAAGGTTTGAAGGCACGTTGGTTGTGCTAAACACGGGTTTTCCGTCGATTTGGTCGGCCAAACCATTGAAATACGCCATGTAGGACATAATCATCGCACCCGAACCGCTTGAAATTTCGGTCTGCTTCAATTTAGCCACCAATTTGGGGTTAATCAAAAACTTACCGTTCATTCCTGCGTTTGAATTCTCAACGGCAGCAACCAATTCCAACACCTTAGCCAATGAAGGAACGGCACCGTTGGTTCCCATTGCTACGCTGTTGATTCCAGACGTACCCAACAAGCCCAATGGCTGGTTAGATGATCCTGAACCATTAATGGCAGCCGCTTCAATGGCAACCGCCAAGGCTTTGATAAATGATTCAATGATTTTCTGGTCGATTGATTGATTGTTTTGCAACAACAACTGCTTCGAAATATCGCTGTAACCGGCGATACGTGAAGGACGCAACTGACGTGCGGCGGTAACTGGGTCACCTGATGCAGCGTCGGCGGTTTCAGCGGCCCAAGCTACTGACACACCAGAACTGAACCCGGTCAAATCCACGTTAGCGGACAAACCTGTCAATTTGGTAGCACCCAACTGCTCCAACACGGTTTTGGCATACAACGCGTCGAAAAATCCAACCTTTTCCAAGGGGATGAAGTTTCCACCCGCAGTGGCTGAACCTGCGCTCATGGTACGCATTTCGCGCGTTTTGAAATCCATCACCTTGTTAGACAAATAGATTCCGTTCGGGCTGATACCCAATGAGCGGGCCTCTTTGGCTGATTCTTCAACCATTTCTTTTTCCAAACCGCTCAATTTGTTCTCGCCTACCTCGTGGATAAGCTTTGAGAAACTAAACGCGCGGGCTTCTTTTTCCTCGCCATCAACAACTGGAGCACCGGCAACACGTGCAAGCTCTTCCATTTTTTCAGCGCGACGGATTTCGGTGTCGATACCGTCAATTTTTGCAGTTACACCGTCAAATTCGGTGCCTTCCTCGGTCGTCATGCTGCGTTTTTCAGCCTGCAAACGACCCTGTAGGGCGGTCAACGTTGCTACCAACGCGGCGCGCTCTTCGCGGAGTTCTTTTAGGGTTTTCATATTTTTTAGTAATTTTTGTAACGGGCAAGGGCGATGCGGACAATATCCGCGTCGCTGTGGTGATCTTCTACGGGCGGCACAAACTGCGCACGCTCATCGGTCAACGAACGCGCCTCGGTGCTGGTTCCTTCCGCGTAGGCTGGGAACGTAACGGGGGCAACATCATACAATTTTGCAATCTTGGTAATTTTACGCATGTACATGGGTCCGTATTTCTCAGAATCGGACCACACGACTTCTTTGGCAACGAACTGGAACGAGCTCTCTGAAATATCGCCACGCTTTACCGCAACCCCAACGTCCTGGTGCGTTGGTGATTGGTAGTCCATCGTGTTCTCATATTCCAAATTACCGTCACCGTTGACGAACACGGACAGGGTGCCAGATTTCTGACGGCCCAAAATCAACTCGTCCTCATGGTTAAACAAACAACGTATGTCCGAAACGGTCAACGCCTCATCGAATGCACCGGGCGCAATCATTTCCTCGTACCATCCCATGTCGGTGACAACGTTAACAACGGCAGCGATTCCGCCGATTTTTTCGGGCAGCCCTTCGGCGTTCAACGCCCTAACTTCGACGGGCGATGCGTGTCTGCGTGTTTCTATTTTACTCATGACTGTGTGTCGTTATTATTTCCTGTAATGTTGTTATTTTTGGCCGCTTGTGCCTGCAATGCGTCAATTTTGGCGGTCATGTATTCGTCGAGCTTATCGGCCGTCAATAGGTCGGCGGTTACCAACATTTGGTCACCCGTTTCGAACTTATCAAGGTCCTCCATGTAACGCGCCTCGTTTCGACGGAGCCATCCGCCACGGATACCCGCGTTATAATATTCAGCGCGCGACTTGGCCGACGCACGCATCAACGAATTAAACACGAATTTAAATTCATGCGTGTCCTTGTCGACCTCCCTCAATAACTTACGGCTCAATTCCTGCTCGATTCGTTCGGCTTCGGGCTGCAACGTCTGCGCAAAAAATTGCTGCATCTCCAATTCGACATCGGATCCGCTGTTCCCTGCGTTCAACATGGACAACGGAACACCAAAAATACGGCTGATTTCCTCCACGCTGAATTTACGCTGTTCGATATACATGGCCTCCTGCGGGCTCAAACTCATGCGCTCCATCTTAATACCCTCGGGCATAACCGCCGAACGCCTCTGTCCGTTTATCACGTCATCGAGCGACTGACGCAGCGCGGTCGCGTCTGAAACTTTACGGTCCGACGTTAACAAAAACTTCAATACACCGTTTTTATACACGTCGGCCGACGATGCCATTGCCGCCAAATCAATACCGAGCGATTCAGCATGCAGCGCAATGGGCGATTTCCCCATCAATGGATCTTCGGTACATAACCCTTTGAAATGCAAAATCTCATACGACGCATATATACCCTTCCAAATCGGGTCCTCCACTTGGTAAAATACCAAACCTTTGGAAAAATACGGGCGGACAAAACTCGTCTGAATCGGGTGTAGTTCAATTGGGTTAAAATTCGCGTCACGTTTAATCAACGTGTAACTGTTCCCGCGCGATTTTAACTGACACACGGTGTAAACCCAAAAATCAAACCCGCTTTGGTACGCGTTCGGATTTTTCAGCAATCGGGTTAAACTACCCGTCAATCTCTGTTTACCTTCTGCTGTTTCGCGGTACAAATTAAGCGACATCGTAGCGATTCCGTTGGCGATTACCTCGATAGAACGGTGCACACTGGCAATGCTGTACGCGGTGTTGCTCGTAACGGTCTGTCCTGAACGGGTGTAACGGCCCAACAAGGAATAAAACGAACCAATCACGTCGCCGATATACGGCATCGCTCCAAACTGTTGCTCGCGTTTCTCTCGCTTAAATAGGGTGGGCCACTGCATCGAGGCGAATTTACCAAGGGGCAAAAAAACCGATGCAACAAAAACGGGGGTTTATTCCCGATTAATTTTCGACCATTTCGACAACGCCGAGCGAAAAACGCCGTAATTTTTATATTTGCGACGGCCGAACACATACACATGGCGCGCCTCGATGGCATCGTAGGCGTGTTCGTAACTTCCGCCCTCTTGCGACGACTTCGGCAGCTGGATGTAATATTCCCGCATGAATTCGTCCGTGTACGTCAAATTTGCATCTTTTATCATAACTCTATTTTATAGCGGAACGAACCACAAATCCCCGTCGTCGCGTTCCTTCGCTTTATTTTCCATGGCGATACCTATGGCCATAATCGACGACACCGCGCCGTCAATCTTATCGCCTGATTTCTTTTTATCCGGTTTCACGTTATCGTTCTCGTCCTTTTTCAACATCACGTTCCCAATCATCCAACGCAGCACCGGGTGACCCGTGTGTTTCAACCGACGCGTCAACACCATCCGCTCCAATTCTTTCGACGGTGCCGACATGGATAATATCCCCTGGCTGTACTGAACCATTTCAAACCCATCGTCCTGCAACTCAATTACGAGCTGCGACGCGTTGTGTCGGTCATACGCGAACTCAAGGAAATTATACCGCTCCTTCAACCCGTTTACGAACCGCCTAATTTCTCGGTAATCGGTCACGTTCCCGTCGGTTACAAATAACTCGCCATCGCTCAACCACTGACGGTATGACTGCCCGACTTGATCACGTCGTTTCGTGATGGCATCTTCGGGGAGCCAGCAATAAAACAATAACGCGTCCTTGTCGGGGAAATACAGCGACAACGCACAAAAATCTCGCGTACTTGCTAGGTCTAAACCTGCATAACAATCCAATCCAATTAACTCTTTTGGGTCCGCACCGCTGCACGCCATCCAATCGCGGTCGGTTATCCATGTAACGGCCGAATCGGTCCACACGTTCAATAGTTTCGTTTTAAACTCAACCTCTTTATCGGCCGATTCTTTAGCCTCAATGATTCGGTCGGTTAGGTATTTCGGCGCTACCGACACACCCAAATTCGGGTTGGCCTTCGCCCACAACGTTGGGTCAGTCCAATCGTCACCTTCATCGAGCGTGTAAATTATGGTAAATAACGCGGGGTCGTTTACTAACCCCTTCAACACATTGGTGCAATGCGTTCGGTGTTTATAACACGGGGATTCTTTATTAAATCCAGCCGTGGTAATCGTAAACAGAAACGGTTGCGCACGTGCCCCCATTGAGTTCATGATCACGTTGTACATTTCGTCCGTCTTGTGCGCGTGGTACTCGTCAATCGTCGCCATGTGGGTGTTTAATCCGTCGTTGGTCGTCGGGCCCCATTCAATGGGACGAAATACCGAATTTTCGTAAATTATCCGATGCGAGTTCACCGAATCATGTATTTTTACTTCGCCCTTCAATATCTCACTGGCTCGAGCCATTGCAGCAGCCTCGTCGAATACGATTAACGCCTGCGCCATTTTGGTTGCCACGCTGAATACCTGCGCTCCGTTCTCTCCGTCTGCCACCAAGCCGTACAGCATAATGGCAGCGGCAAACGTCGATTTTCCATTTTTACGCGGGACTTCAACGTATGCACGGCCAAACCTGCGTCGGCCGTTTACCTCAAATCCGAATATGTTATAAATAATAAATTTCTGCCATGGCTCGAGCGTTAAACGTCGGCCAGCAAACTCACCACGCCACTGTTCGAGCTCCTCGATAAATTCGACGGCGTGTTCTGCCCAATCTTCACGAAACGTGTAAACCTTCAAATCGTTAAGGTACCGCTCGCACGCACGACGGACAAAATCACACGATCCCGTCGGGTTGTTCAGCACTTCGGCTGCGTATTGCGTGGCTGCGTTCATGGTGGGCGCGTTCTAATTCGGCTCGCTCATAATTACGGAATGGCGGCTCCAATCGTTCGTCGTTTTGGTACACGTGCCAAACGTTATGTTCGCCGCGGACGGTGAATTTTGGGCCGGCAATATGTGGCACGTCGTCGGCCATTAATTCGGTTACAGGTTTCTTTTTCATCTTTATGCGGTTTTTGATTTCTGGAACTGTTTTAATTTACTTTCAGCCTTAACGGTTCCTGCCGGTATTCTGGTTCTGGCCGATGGTGTTAACCCAAATAATTGCCCTAAATCCATAGCGGATTTCAGAGATTGTTTTCGTATGGTTTGCCAAGGGTTAATCATTGGGTATCCGCTTGGACTTTTTACAAGCGGGTTGGTTTTTTTAATTTGACGGACAGCTTCGCGGTACATAGACATCTCATTACAGTACGCCTGAACCAACTCTAAGTCAACCGTAGCCAGCAATCCGTTCGACTTTAATTCGTCACAAACATTTCTCCAAGTTTTTTTAGCCTCTGCGCTCAAATCGTCTGGGGGCTCTGGGATATTACTTACCAATTGAACCGTCACCTCATTTTCCAAAACGCGGTGTTTTCTCAAAGTGCCTTTGGTTTCTTTAATTGCGGTGGGTATCGGTTTTCTGCCTCTCATAATTTTACGATTTGCAAATCGGGATCTAATTTACGCATTCTGTCCAAAATAACCTGACAATATTTTGGATCAAGTTCGGTCCCGTAGCATTTGCGTTTTAATTGGTGCGATGCGACCATGGTTGAACCGCTGCCTAAAAACAAATCTAATATTAAATTTTCTTGTTTTGTCGTATGACGTATTGAGCGCTCACAAAGTTCAATCGGTTTTTTAGTTGCGTGGTCATCGTCGCGTCCAATTTTGCGCTGTATGTGCCAAATATCTTGATACTCCCTTTCTCCCTCTTTATTATTTGCCAGCGCGGGTTTCCCCTTTTTACAAACGTGAATAAACTCATGGGTGTATTTATAATCACTTCCAAGGCCATGAACCATTTTGTCCCAAATAATAAGATTTGAAAATTTCCACTTTTCTTTTAAGTGCGGAACCAATTCGTGCGACCGCCTCCAGTCAAGACAAACAAAAATAAAAATATCGTTTTTAGTAAAGTTATCATACGACCTACAAAAACCAGACATAAATTTAACCCATTCGTCATCTGTATAATTATCGTTAAACATATGGCTCAACCAGGTTGAGCCATCTTGTTTTTTAGCCTCCATTCCGGTGTTATATGGCGGGTCGGTAAAAACCATATCAGCCAATTCCCCCCCATCAATTTACCAACCTGCTCTGGGTCAGTCGCGTCACCGCACAACAATCTATGCGGTCCTATCTGAAACATATCGCCCAACTGAATGTCCGTCACAACCTCGTCGGGCATTTCATAGTCATCTTCCTCGGCTTCAATTTTTTCATCCTCCAATTCGGGCAGGTCCATTCCCCATGCATCGAGTTTTTCAGAATCATACATCTGCAGCAAAGAATCCATATCCCATTCACCGTAGCCCAAATTATCTTTTACAATAAATTCCTTCTGCTGCTCTTCGCTTAGATTCTCCGCGTTTATAACTGGGATTTCTTTTAGGCCAGCTTCCTTACACGCTTTTAAGCGCATATTGCCACCAAGGACCATAAACTCCGAATTAACAACAATCGGACGCAAATCCAACATTTCGGGGAATTCCCGAATGGACTGAACTAGTTTTTTAAACTTCGCGTCTTTAATTGTGCGTGGGTTGTTTGGGTTGGTTTTAACTCGGCTTATTTCAACGGTTTGAATCATATCGATACAAATATAACAAATCACCCCCTTAAAAATATATGGCCGTGTGAGAACGCGAG